CGAGCATTCTGCAAAAGTTGCCATTTCTAAACTCCAAAAATGAGCCATGCGGACGCGCCGCCGATGGTCCAGAAAAACAGGTCAAGCTTCTGCACCGCGAAAATTCGGCGCAGCTTTTCAATGGTGGTGGGCGGGCGCTCCTCTCCGATCTCGCGGCTCATGCCGAGCGCGAAACCAGCCAGTGCAGCGGTCCAGATTGAAGGGTATGCAGCGAGCGGGCCGATGGCGCAGATCGCTCCGGTTATGTGCGCAGACTGATCGCGCAGCTCGTCCAGCGGTTTGCCGATCATTCTGGCCTCACAGCTTCATGATGAAGGCCAGGGCATAGAACGGCGGCATATTGCTGGCCGTGCCGATGCCATGGCTGTGGCTATCGGCTGCGCCGCCGTTGCCACCGGCATCGCCGGTGCGGCCCAGGCTGGCACTGGTGCCGCCCGAACCGGACAGCTCGTATTCTTCCTCACCGGGGCTGTTTCCGTTCGACCATGCCAGGGTCACATCCGGGTTCATCGGCAGCGTGGTGGTGCTGATCACATTTTCGGCGAGGTAGTGGTGGTGCGGCGCCAGTTCGGCCTCCGTCAGCGCATGTCCGCCTGTCGCGCCGCCGTGGTCATGGCTGATCGAACCGCCGGTATCGCCGGCGGCATGCGACCCGCCGGCACCGATCACGAACCGGTCGCGCAGGTCTGGCGTGCCATTGCTGCCATCGCACAGCGCCCAGCCCGATGGTGCGGCACTGCCCGACCACATGATGATTCCGCCGGTCGGGATCGGGGCGGTACCAACCGTGTCGCTCAGCACCTGGGTCATGTCGACCGCGAACGTGCTGCCATCCGCATAGGTGATGGTCAGGATATTCGTGACCGTATCATAAGCCGTGCCGCTGATGGTCGTGCTTTCCTGAATGGCTTTCAGGATCGCGTTTAGGTTGCCGGATGTCGCTGCGACGCCATCATTGCCGCAGCCGCCAAGCCCAGCGCAGAATTGTGCAGCGGTCAGGTCCGCCACGTTGGTCGAGCAATCTGCAAAAATAGCCATTATGAAACCTCGCATTTAGTTTTGTTGCAATCGCGCTGCCACTTGGGCCGCGCCAGTTCGTTAGCGTCCGGAACGCCGTAGATGTCCTGCCCGTCTGGGCCGATCGGGTTGGTCTGGTATCCAACGCCCAGCCCGAATGGAAAGATGCACGGGCGCAGGCATTCAATTTCAGGAATGAAATAGGACCGGCAACCGTTCACGCCGTCCTGATATTCGTGCGGGTAATCGCCGGGGACGACCTCGTAATAATACGCGGCAGGCGGCGCGGTCACGATCAGCGGGTTGTTCGCCGCGCAAGGGCTGTCAGGGCAGGGGCAATTCGCGCCGATATCGGGATAGGTGACATTGATGGTTATACCCTTGCCCGGTGCCACGAACTCAATTGCGCGGCGCAGGAAGCCTAGTGAACCTATCGGGCAATCGCCTTGCAGCAGCGCGATCCAATCGCACAAGCTGGCCGCAGTTTGGGGAGCGCAACCGGGCAGCGAATAAACGCTGGCCCAATATGGCAACAGCCGGTCAGCGGTGCAGGGATTAAGCTCGTTCCACTCTTGGCATATGCGCCCATTCAGGCCCGTTTTGATATCGCCCAGCGCCTGAATATACGCGCCATAGACGCCGCCGCGTGAGGGGTCCCAAATGCGCCCGATCGGCAAGAGCGAAAGGACCTCATCTAGCCCGCTGCAATCGCTAGTGTGGCATGGCTCGATCGGCCCGCACTCAACCACCAATCAGCTCCGCACAATTGTAAACCGCGCAGGCAACCGGCGGATAATCCACACAGCAAGCGATGCTAGGGCCGAGGTCCGGGAAGGTCTGCTTTAGCCAGCAATCAATGTCAGCCGTTTTCACGCCATCTCCAAGCCCGTAGTTTTCGCGCAACCATTCGTTCATTGCGGTTTGAATTTCGCAAAGGTCGGCAGGGCAGTTGGTCCATTCAATGACTGGGTTAATTTTCAGGGCCTGCGCGCCTTCAAAGGTCAGGCACGAATAAAGGTTAGTCAGGCATTCGTCTGCAAAGTGCGCTTCAACCGCGTCAATGTCGGCTTGCGTCGGGTTGCCGCAAGGGTAGGTATCCTCCATCAGGAAGGCTATTTTTGAAACCAGCCCGTCGGTGTAAGCCCACGCCCGCGTTACGCCGGGGATCGCCAGCATTTCGCGCTCGTAGGAGCAAGCCGAGCCGAAGAACGCTGGCCGCGATTGGGCAGAGAATAACCGCGCGCGAAAGGCGTCATCGCTTTCCGTATCGCGCCCGCCGTAGATGCCCAGCGATACAGCCTGCCCACCTGCCGCGATCAATGGTTGATTATTCAGCGCATTGACCACCGAACCAGTGGCCGTTGAAACAACCGGGATAGTGCCAACGCCAGCGGTTAGCGCCGTGGTCGCAGTTGCGGTGTAGATAGTTCCGTCCGCAGCTTCGAATTGATAGCCAGCCGGGACCGATGCAATCGCCGGGAAATTGACCGCGACAAAGCCGTTCGCTTGTGTCGGGCCGTAGCGGGTCAGGTTCAGCGGCGGAAAGGCTGCGATCAAGTCCAGATATTCGCCCTGCGCCGTTTGCGGGTTTAGCCGCATATCAATGCCGTTTCGTGCCTCGTTCCACGCCGTCCAGACAAGCCCGCCGATGACGGTGGCATTGACCGAAAAGAAGTTAGGCTGCGCCCATGCGTCGCTTTCCGGCACATGGGCCCGAAAGGTTGAACGCACTGCCTCAATGAATTCCGCAGGCGTTTCAGCGGTGGTGATATCAACCATTGATTAGGGCTTTCATAATGCTGGAGCCGCCGCGCTTGAGTGTGAGCGCAATCTCAAAGCCGTCGATTGTTTTGACTGTGGTGACGGTGATCTCGTCGATCAGGCCGCTGGAAATTAGCGGGGCAAGTGCGGCGCGGATATGCTCATCAACCTTGGCCGATGTCCCGGCAACGGATGCAGGAAGTCCGGTCATGCTCCACACCTGATTGCCGATTGGGAACGGCTGAAATTCATCGCCCCACCATCCGCGTTCATCGCCAACGCGCGCGTCGGTGCCAAGCTGGATCAGGACGGCGCTGATAAGATCATCGCCAGCGGCAAGGTCGCCCGCGTCAATGCGTAGGTCATGGCGCACTGTTTCGCAGTCGCCTGCGCCGTAGAAGAACGACGGGCCGTCAATGGGGGTGTAGCAGTATGTCATATAGGGGTCCCACTAACACCGCCGCCAGTCTGCACCCCGGCATGCTTATGCCCACGCAGGCTAACAGTCCCGGCCCGAACATCGCCGCTGGTCACAATATCCATATCCGTTTCGATCCTGCCGTCCCCGATGGTCAATTCGCCGCCGGGGACGCGGATCACAACGCGGCTTTCGGATAATTCAATCTCGGTGGTTTCACCGTAGTAGATCAGCACAGTGCCAGCCGGTGCCAGCCGATCCCCGCGCGGGCCTAGTGCCTGATGGTTGTCAGCGTCCCCGTTCATGGAGAGCAATACGCCCTCGCCCTCCACATTAGCGGACAAGCCATAGGGGCTATAAACTTCGGTGTCGAAGTCCTCCCCGGCAACGCCCTCTGCCGCAGCAATGGGCCTGCCATCAAGGCTCGCAGCGCCAAGCCAAACGCGCCGGTTAGTCATGTAAACACCGCCGCAGTTGCCGCGCCAAATTCGCCAGTCAGCCGCCGCAGTTCACCGCGCTCTGGATCCGATAGCGGGTCATAGCTATTGGGGATTTTCAGGCCCAGCGCGGTTTTGTAGCCGCCGTCCGATAGGCTAAATTCAACGTCCGCCACGACCAGCCTTTGAGCGACTGACAACAGTTCCTCGTTCAAGAAAACTTCCTGACCAGCTTCCCAAATTTTGCCGCGCGGGTTGAGGTGGCTTTTGACCGTGGCCGATGCAGTGATAACGTCGCCTGTAAAGCGTGACTTTACAAATTCAGCGAACGCCTTGGCCGCGTCCTTTTCGTCATTCTTGACGTATAGCGCGGGCCGATAGCGCAGGTCTATGGGGTTGCGGGATGATCCGACCCTAAGCGGATTCGTGACCGTCGTTTCGTGGCGCTGCTTAGCCTGGAAGTTTGCCTTAGTCGGCTTCTCCCGGCTGTTCTGCTGACCCTTTACGACAATCTCACTGAACGCCGCGCTTAGGTCGTGATCGGCGCTGATCTCAACATAGTCGCCGCGTTCAATTGACCCCGCATAGGCGGCATTGCTGCCATCATACAGCCGGAAATTGCCCGCTGTGTCGGCAATGACGGTTAGGCCATCGCGTTCGGCAAGCTGTTTGACAATCTCGAACGGCGGCTTTTCGACTTCCACCTTGAAGCCCTCGCGCCCGATCGCCTTCATCGGCTTATCAAAGCTGGCGGTGATCCCGTAAGGCTTCAGCACCGCCGCGATGATCGCTTCCGGGCTGGTGTTTTTCCAGAAATACGGGCCAAGGTGCGAACATTCAGCCGCATCGACACCCTTGCTCGCGCCCTCAATCGTGATCGAATGCGAAGACGAACTAATGTTGACGCCGTATTTGCGGACATACCCTGAAAATATCAGGTTGCCGTCAATGTAAACGTCAACAACCGAGCCACCCTTGACGTTCCAGCGCGCGATCTTGTCGAGCGCCATGTCAGTCGTTTCCATATTGAAGCTATGGGCCGCCTGATCCAGCGACTGCTTAACGCTAAACGATTTCCATTGCGTCCATTCAATGCCGCCGCAGACCAGCGAAAACTTGGAAGGGGTCATGCTTGGCATTCGCAAACAACCGAGTTCATGGCCGCCCCCGATACGCCGCCCGACAGCCCGATAATTTCAGGCGCGCGTTCAACCGATCCATAGAGCCGGTATGAGAGCGCTAGAGCGTTGTATTGCCCGGTCAGGGTAACGCGGCACGGCACCGTCATGGCGCGCCCCAGAGAGGCTATCAGGCCGTCTATAAGCAAGGTGGTAGTCGCGTCATCAATCGCCGCCTTGATTGCCTCTGCACGAACGCGAAAGTCAGCCAGTTCGGCAGGCGTGACGTTGTCTGCAATGGCCTCGAAATAATAGCCCAGCGCAATCAGCGCGGCCATGTTCGCCTGATCCTCTTCTTCGACAGACCCGGTTATGCGAACCTCAGACGCGGCCCGGTGAAATGCCACCGCCTGCGCGCTATCGGTCCCGGCATTGGTCGCCACCGCCTCAAACACGTCGGCTGCCTGATTGAAATTGGTCGCTTGATTGCGCGTGGCATTCATTGCCCGAATGCTGGTGCGTACGCCGATCAATGAGCCGATGCCCATGAACTGGCGGTTTAGGTTCGACAGGTAGCCCCGCACATTGTCGTATGCGTTAAAGACCTTGGCTATATCGCGGTAAAGATTGAAGCGCGGATACCACCACTTTTCAACGCCATCGAGATATCGCTTCAACCCGAACGCAACAATCTCATCGCCGTTGCCATCACCAGTCAAGTAAGGCTCTAGGCCCTTTTCAACCAGTTCAATCGTGAACTCGACATAGTTCATCTTTTTGCTGTCGAGCGAAAACGACCAGTCGACAATGGTGACTTCGTAAGTGCGGTTTTCGGTCGGCTCGAAGAACTCAACTGCGCCGGTCGCCTGCCATTTGGCCTTCGCCTCGGTGAACTTATCGCGCCAGCCGATGCCGACAAAGGCCCCTTTGAGGGACCACCTTTGCGGCTTGTCGCCTAAGTCCTCATTGTAGTGATCGTCACGGAACGGATATTCGTTAGTGACAATCCGGCGCCCGCCGCTGTTATCCGAAGGCAGAATTTCAAAGGGGATGCCTGCCAGCATGGCAACGCCGAACTGAACGTCGCAATCTTCCAGCGACTTGTTGCCAGCGGGTTGGTCCCGCCGCGAATTGCCGCCGAAGAAGTTAGCCGTGAAGTCAACCATAGATCACCTCACTATACGCCGGGGCGGCGCGGGCCATTGGCAGGCGTGAGTGACACGGGGGCCAAAACGCTTTGCGATTGGATAGCGGTCCCAGCAGGCAATCCGCTCCATGTATGGAGATGCTCAAACCGCAATGCGGATGCAGCTCCGACACGCGATTGCGCTGCCTCACTGTTTATACCGCCCGAAAACGAAAACGCGCGATCACCTTGCAGCCCAGCCAGTCGGCCTTCAACACCCTCCGCAAGTTGGGATGCTGCGGCATATGCCAAACTGGCGCTTGATCCGATGCCGCCAGCAAGGCCAGCAGAGAGGAACCCGCCATACTCGGCGAAGAGGCGGCTAGGCGACGCAATCCCGAAGAACTCTTTGAATTTAGTCTTTACCGCGTCCGAGACTTCCAACACTTTCGCATAAACTGCGGCAGCGCCGTTCGCTATCCCATTGACTAGCCCCTGCATGATCTGGACACCGATGGCCGCGAATCGCACGGGCAGCGTTATCCAGAAGCCGATGAGCCGCCCGCCATAAGCAATCGCATTGGATACCCCTGCGCTAATGGCAGAGCTGATAGAAGTCCAAGCCGACTGAATTGCCGAACCCAACGCCCCGGCCATTTGCTTTATCTTGTCCCAATTCTGATAGATTAGAATGCCAGCACTAATGGCCAGCCCAATGGGGCCAAGGAAGCGCAGGAATATGGAGCCAGCGCGCATGATCCACGGCAGGAATCGCGCGACCATTCCGGGGATACCGCCAAACCAAGCGCCAATGCGCGCAAACCATGGCCCGACTTGCGCAATGAATGGTCCGATCCGTGCAAAGGCAGGCCCGATTTTCATGACGCCATTGACCAGCTTCCCAGCGAGGCCGGAACCGGCCACCATCCCAATCGCCTTAGATACGCCACCCAGCCCGGTGACCAGCGCCGTCCCAAAACGAATGGCGTTAATGGCAACCAGCGCCATCGCGATTTCAGGGAGCCATTCAGCAACCTTGGCGAGCAAGGGGATAATGACAGGCAGGGCTTCAACCAGCCCAATAAAACCGTCGCCAACCGCCTGCCAGTCGATCTTTTCAACCGCATCGGCAAACTTGTCGAAGAACTTGGTAAGGCCGGATGAGATCACATCCTTGTTCGCAATCATAAACCCGTTGAAGCGGTCGATCAAACCGGACAGCGCCGGGATCGCAGCGGCCCCAACAGTCATTTGCAGAGCCATCATGCCTTGGCGCATATCCGCAAGCCGGTCCTGATAGTCCGAAGCCATCTTTACAGCGTCGGGCGTGATGACGCCGGTGATCTGCCTAGACCGCGCAAATGCCTTATTCAGCGCGTCAATGTCCGATACCGCACCTGCAAAGGCGGGGCCAGCGCCCTTGCCATAGAGCGCCGCTGCAACCGCCGCGCGCTCGGTCGCATCCGTGATTGTCGAAAGGTATCCAAGCGCGATCTTGTTCGCTTCCGTTGCGTCCTTTGCGCCCTTAAGCTGGTTTTGCAAAGCGGGCGGAACATTTGCCAGCGCTTTGCCGCTGATCTTGAGCTTGCCCAGCGTTACCGCAAATTTAGTCAGGCCAGCATCAACTTGCCCAGCATCAACACCCGCCTTGCCCATCGCGCTGCGAAGGTCTTTCAGGTAGTTGATGTTGACGCCCATCTTGGCCGATGCTTCGTCAAGCCCGTCCACGAACTCCGAGTATTTTTGCGCCGCGTTAAGCACATAGCCGCCAGCCGCTACAGCCGCAGCACCAGCCGCCGCAGCAACCCCGGCAAGGCCAAGCGCCGCAATCCGTGCCTTGCCAGCCACGCCAAGCAAGCCCTTTGATGCCAGATCATCGAACTTGAGAATATAGCGCGCGACGATATCATTAGCGGCCATGACTTACCCCTTCGCCGCTTTTGCGATTGCCTGATTGGAAAGATTAACCGCGCCCAACACGGCCTCGGCCTGCCGCACGTTCATGCGGCGAACCTCGGACCATGACAGCCCGCACACCTGGGGATTGATTAGGTGGCCGACCAGTGTAGGGATTCGTTCAACCGCAGCCGGATCATAGAAAGTGGTTAGCTTTCCGTCCCTAAGTCGAACGGACTGTCTACAACCAGCGTAAGCTGAAAAAAACCGTCTGCCGCACCCCGCGCCTTTGATAGCGCACTGCGACCAACGGCCCTCAGATTGGCAGGCTCATCAAGATCGACATTCGCCATCGCGGCAAAAAACCGCTTGAACTTGGCCGCGTTCTTTTTGATCCGGTCTTCGGGTGCCGCGTCCTTATCGAATACGAACTCATAGGGCTGGCCAATATCCATGAACAGGCCCAGCACACCTTCGCAGTCCAGATCAATTTCCAGAACCCGCGTTAATTCGCCGTGCTTGTCGAAACACTCCCCCGCCATCTCAAAGCGATGGACCGAGGGAAGTGTATCAAGCTGATCCTTCGCTGCGTTGCGGAACTCGGCAAGGTCGGCTTTGGCTTTTTCAAGCTCTTTTTCTTGGGAAGTCTTGGAAGTCATTGTTTAATCCTTAGCTGGGCTGGCGAATAATCCGGGCTTCGTAACCGAACTCAAAATTCTTTACGGTGCGTTCGAACAAACTGAACTCTGGCTCACCCTGGAGCAGGCAGTTGACATAGTGATATTCAATATAGCCATCCGGCCCAGCCAGACCCGGCGCACAATCTTCATTGATTGCAACGGTCACGTTGAACCGCTTTGATCCGCAGCCCGTGAAAAATTGCTGGATCGCGTCAAATTCGCTGATGTCCAGCTTAACGTCATCAACCTTAACGGTGCGAACGCGGCTTTCAGTTGTGGCGTAAATCTTGCCGGAGCGTGATGCTTCGACGGTGTTAGAATAGGGCAAGAAACTATCGACAACATTGCCCATAATTTCCCAAGCTTCCCCATCGATGTAGAGGCGCGCGATTGCCATTGTATTTCTCCAAAAAAAAGGCCCGCCGAAGCGAGCCTTGGAATAGTTATTTGCGGGGGGTGGTTAGATGGTCCGCAGCGTCACGATGGTGCAGCAGAACTGTTCAACCAGCGTCGGATAAGCGGTGATGCCAATGCAGCCGGTGTCTGGATCAATCGTCACAGAAAGGCTGCCAACGAACCCTTCCAAGTCCTGCACCAGATTGTTGTCCGACAGGCTGCTGGCGAGCGTGATGACGTAATTGCGAACCGCCGCGATGGTCGCCACGCGGGTGGAATTGCCGCCGACAATGCCATCTGCACGGAACGAATAGCCGGTATATTTGGCGGTCAGGCGCTCGCGGAAGTAGCGGCTGATGCAGGCCTGCATCGCGGGCTTGTTGACGCTGCGCAGGCTGTAATCCAGCGTGCCGTTATTCGCGACGGTGTAGGTGCTAACCGCGCGCCCGATTGCAACGTCATTGTTGCGCAGGACGTTGAAATAACCGACGCCAGCCTCAACCAGCGCCGCCTTTTCAGCGTCGGTATATTGGTCCGCAATAGCCGGGGCGAGCATCGCAGGCATAGGCTGCCCGGTCAGGCTGGCCGCGATATTCTGCGCCGCGCAATTCAGGTTGCCATAAGCAACGCAACCATAAGCGGCGCTTTCCAGATAGGGCGGGGTGAGCGCGCCGTCCGCAGCCTGATAGCTTAGGAGCGCGTTATTGGCGTTCTGCCCGAAGACAATCGCAGCCGAAGCATCGCCATAGAACACGCCATAGGCGCGGCTATTTGCTCCGCCGTTCCACTGGCCGCAGACATAAGCCGACACGGCGGCAATCGCGTTGTCATCGGTGTAGGGGTTAACGACAAATTCAAAGCCCTCCGAAACAGCAGCAAGGCCAGACAGGTCAATGTTGCCAGTTGCCGCAGTGGTGGCGACCGCAACGGTAACGTCGCTGGCCGAAACAAGGTCAGGCCGGTTCGCATAGCTGGTGCGAACATCAAGGAAGCCATCGACTTCGCCAGTGCCGTTCGTGGTGATCGTCACCACATTCGCGGCAACAGTCACAGTCAGCGACGGGTCATTGATGGTCGCTTGCAGCTTGGCCGCAACGGTCGCGTCGGTGTCAACCGTAGGATCGAAAAACACCTGATAGGTGCGGCCATTGACCCAAAGGTAAATCACCCCAGATGACAGCGCACCAGCAACGCCGGTCACAGTCACGTCAGCAGTGCCAGCCGTTCCCGATGCCGGGGCGGTGTAGACGTAAACCTCTGCGGTCGGGCAACCGTCCCAGAACTCGTCAATCATCCGGTTGAGATTGCTATCAGCGCCGAACTGGGTGGTGCGGGTCGCAGGGAAAACCTGATGAACGGTGCCATCCGCAGCGGTGCCAGTCGATTGGCCGATAATCAGAACGCGGTCGTCATCGGTGCCAAGCTGCTGCTGCTGGTCAATGACGACATTCACGCCGCACAGTTCAGGGTAGAAATTGGTAGTGCAGTCTTTCAGTTCAGCCATGACGGCCTCCAAAAAAAAGGGGACCGCGAGGCCCCCAGGTTTCAGTGATTCAATTTCCGCTCAGCAGTTTTCGTCAAGCGGGGTCAGGTCGGTAAAGTCGAAGCAAAGCGGCACGTCATCGCAGCCCTGCTTTTCAATGCATTCTCTGGTTATTAAGTTGAGTGTCATTCGCCGGATCGTATAATCGCCGCCGAATGCGCTATCATCGCGCGTATCAACCCTGACTTCATTGCCGCGCGTCCAGAGCATGAAGGATCGAAGCGTGTCGCCAGTGCTGGCGTCAATGAATGATTGATAGCTAAACAGCCGGTAAAGGATGCGCTCCTCCACCTGATCCAGAATGTCTTGGCGCTTGCGTCCGCTCGCGTCGTGGCAGACAATCTCGATCCATAGCGTTAATTCAGTGCGGTCAACTTTCGTCGGCTCCAGCACATAATTAACCCGGTCAAAGCCGAAAACCACCGCAATGCTTTCTGGCCGCAGATCGTAACTGGCCTCGGCATCTTCGAATAGCTGGTGCGTCTCATGGTCAAAAACGTCCGGCCTTTCGCCGTCGCAATTCGTCCACAGAAAGCCCGTCTCACAACCCGGCCCTTGCGGAACCGTATCGTGCCAGAGCAGCGCCAACAGATAGCGCCGCAGTTCTGCCCGTTTCAACATCATGGGCACTCCGGCGCGGTGGTGCAGAGCAAGTCGCCTTGCTCTTCGAAAAATTCCAGCCTTGCCGAACTACACTTGTCGCTGAGCACAAGCTCAATGTGGAGATAACCAACATGGTTCACATCCACTCGTTTGACGTTGTATGTCAGGCCGCGAATCTCGAATTGAGAGCCGCGTTCAGGTCTTACGGAATCGCCTTCACGGTAAAGTTCAGGCTTATCGGCAAAGTGATCGAGATAACCCCAAAGCTGCGGGTTTGCGCCGCTCACCAGATAGTCGCCAGCCGTTGACGCGCTGACAGGGATATATTGATAATTGGCAACAACCCATTGCGGGGTGCCGCCAGACGGGATGTGGCGCACATATTCGCCGCTGTGCGCCAGGCGCGCTTCCACGATTTCGGCATGGAACCCGGGACGGGAAATGCCAAAGGCCGTGGGGGCAAAGGTACGCATGGTCAGCCCCGCAGGATATCGAGCTTGAGCCGCACGGACTTCACCGCCCCGCGCAGCTTGGCCAGCGCCGTGCTGCCCTCGCCCTTGGCTAGCGCCGCCATGCCCTCGATGAACATCTTGCGCCCGGCGATGCACACGCCGCATCCGGCCTTGAACCGGCTCACCACTTCGTACAGCCGCAGGGCCTCGGCATGGTCCTCGGGCGAACCGCTTTCGGCATAGCGCGCGATCGCCGCCTCAAGCTGCTGCTGCGATGCCTGCGCCTGCGGCGATGATCCATGGCGGATGCTGATCATGTCAGGCGGCCTTGCCGATGACCTTCGTCGCGCGCACGCGCCCATAGATCGCGACAAGTCCGGCCATGGCCTGGGCAATCACGATCACGTTGTCCGACAGCAGCGAGGCGTCGGCCTGCGACAGGTCATAACCCAGAATGCGGGCAATGAGCGGCAGCAGCATGACGATCACGCTCCAGATGGTCAGGCTGGTGGTCCAGCGTTTGGTATCGGGCAGCATTGGCATCTCCATGATCTTGGGAGGGGAAACTGGATTGGTGCCGAGCCTTACCGGGCGTCGGCGGGTGCGCTTTGGCACCTTCATGCGATCAGGCCTTTGCGATAGACCGTGCGTCCCGAAATGCGCTCGGCCGTCAGCGCTTCCTTGCGGCCGCTGGGCCGATAGCTGACATGAACCCATCCACTGTCAGCAATGCCGCGCTGGTAAAATTCCAGGATGACCTGGTCGAACGGCATGTTGCCAAGGATCCATCGCGCCAGCTCCGGATTGGACACGCCGGCAACTTCGATATCGGCGGCTTCACCGGCCATATGTTGGGAGTTGGCCGCGCCATGAACCGCGCGGTTGAGCTCCGGGCTGCGATAGCCGCTGAAGATCCGCACGGGACGGGCATAGTGGGCCCGGATAGGCTCCAGCACGTTAACGCATAGCTGGCGGAGGTTGGCGATCACAGCCTGGCCCGGAACATTGGCTATACCCAGGCGCAGACCGGTTGCGCTCTTGCACAGCTCAGCCAGCGAGAAATGTTCGGAAAGCTGCATGGCTCAGTCCTTTGGATCCTGCCAGGTTGAAACGCGGTGCCAGATCTGCACGAGCAGCCAGACCGCCCCCAGGATTGGCACCATCAGGCCGGCGATCAGTGAAGCCTCGCGCAGCCATTCCAGCCACATGGGCGAAGTGACGGCAGCAGCGGCTACGGCATCGGTCGCATATTCGACTGTCTTCTGCGCGTTCATCCGCCAAGCCCCTCATGCTGGCGCGCGGTTGCATACGCAAAGCTGCGGACATGGGCAAAAGCGTTCATGGTTGATTTCCCTAATCGTGCAGCCAGCGGGCCTGAAAGAATGACTTAAGGGCATTCTGCGTTCGGGTATTTGCACTGGCACCAGTGGCGAGCGTCGGCAGCGAAACAGTTGCTTCTTCCAACATTGCGCGACCTTCCGGATTAAATTGCCCACGCGCCGGGCGAGGGTTTGAACGGGATGCCAGCGAAGCCTGCCGGCGTGCGAGGGAACCTCATGCTCGGCCCGCGATTGCCTTGCACGTCCATCACGGTCGCGTTGTTTGCTCGAACCGTGACAGCGCCGGTGTTTCCCGTCACCCGCTTGATGGTGATTGCTGCCCGAGGCCGCAGCACCGGATCGGGCAGGATTAGCGTTACCGCATTGTTGCCAGCCGCGATATGAACCACGGTCGTTCCATGATGCAGAACATTCGTTCCGCCAGTCGAAATCTGCACCTTTCGCATGGATCAGCGCAGCTTGCGGACGGTGATGTAATTGTTGTTGTAGCCGTTGCCGCAGACCCCGGTGAATTCCAGCTCCTGGAAGTTGCCAGCGGCGTAACCGTCGTTACTGATTCCCCAAGTAAAGCGGCTGCGTTCGATTGATCCGTGCGCCGCGATGTTAAGGGAGTTGTCTGCCCAAACCGGGCCGATTCCGCCGTTGGCCCAGTTTACGCGAACAGGAAGCCAGCGGTTCGCGCCTGTGCCGTTGATAAACCAATACAAGGTCTCCTGCATGAGCTGCTGGGTCTGCCCTGTGTCGTTCCGCATTTCGAACTGCTGGTTGGCACCGTTCATGCGGAAGGACCAGCCCCAAGGGGTCACGAACCAGACGTTGTTATTGATGATGCCGTCGACCGTGTCGGCTTCCCACTGCTGGCTGGTGGCATTGTAGAGCAGCCGCGCACCAGCCTTGGGGGTGCCGTAGGCGTTATCCGAGACGTCCGACAGGTTGCGGAGCATCAGGCTAAGTGCGAGGTTCGCCGACAGCGCCTTAATCGAAGCATTGAGCTGAGCGCCGGTCGCAGTGCTGTCGCCGATGTCCACGGCGCCAGCGACACCCTGCCGGACCACTCGCAGTGCGACCTGCGTATCGACGTTTGCAACCACATAGGCGCGGGCCACGCCGCTGCCAGAAACGGCGTTCGCTTGCGTCTCCGCGTGACCGCGCGCGCCGATTTCCGCGTTCGTGGTGACGTTCCACCAAGCGATCTGGACGAACGCGCTGTCAGCAACCCAGCCGAGATCCCCTTCCAGCTCGTAGGTCCGTCCGGCCTTGAGCGTCCAAATGCCGTTGTTGTAGGTGATGTCAGAGCCCTGCGTCGTGAGCGCGGTGGCCAAGGGGATGTTCGCGTTCGTGGCGACGTTGACCAGCTGGGCCGACGCCTTGCGGTGCATGAAGCTGACCGGGACCACTTCGACCTGATGAATGTCGAACAGGATGGTCCGATCGTCGATTACCTGCCCGACGCGCTGGGCGATCTGACCGGCGAGGGGCGCGGTGGCAAGCGCACCGATATTGCCGACCGCGTAGAGCGTCGAGCCAACAGCGAAGGTGTGCGCCGTGCGCCAACGGACCTTGCCGCTGCGAATGTGGTTGACGCCGTCATACTGAATGACTTCGGCCAGGCCGGTGCTGACGGTGAGGTCGGCGTTCTGCCATGCCCCGGCCACCCAACGCTTGGCGAGCACGTTTGCACCATTCCACACGCCGCCGTCAATGGCACCATCTTCGTAGCGCCAGTCTCCCACAGCAACCCGGATGGTGTCCGCGTCAATCGGGGTGAACAGCGGCTGATAGATGCCAGTCGTTGGTTCGGTCACCGTATAGCTGCCGGCAGTGACGCCGTGCAGATAGTGGATGCGATTGAGCGGGAGGCCGTGAGCCTTCCACTTCACGATCCCATCGCTGATCAGCGTCCCGTCCGACAGCTCCAGGGCGAAGGCTGCATTCTCGGGTCGATCGGCCAGAGCCAGCTCTTTCACGCCCGCATCATAGGCAGCCGCCGTGATCGAGGTGGTGAAGGCGTTGGCCGGGAAGAACTGCGGCTCGAAGATGATGTTGCAGGTCGCGTCCGAGTACGGACCGCCGATCACCGTGCCGAGGCTGTAATAGCTTTCGCCTACAGGACGGGTGATCGTGAAGCTGCCGTCCTCGCACTTGAGGAACAGCTCTTCGTTCGGAATACCGACCGCTTGCGTCTGGACGCGCACCGTCGAGCCGCGAGTGGTGACGCGCACCTTCTGGTTCGCAAACGCGGTATCGTCCGGGCTAAGGCTCGATCCGGTCAGATAGTTGGAGACAGCCGCCAGCGGCAGGCCACGGCGCAAGAACGATGCTCCGGCGCTGGTCCACGCAATGTAAGCCGACGCCTCCGGAATGCCGGCAACGACGCCGTAATCCAGCACAACCAGATCGCCCATTTCCAGGGCTGCACCCGTAGCATTGCGGACCAGATAGTCCTGCGTGTCCGCGAGGACGAACAGGCCGCCCTGCTTGTGGTAACGCACAAAGTTGGCCGTCGAGACGACCATCGCGCCATCGGCGAGCACGCCGCTGACCGGCGTGGTGCAAGCGAAGTCGGTATAAACCGGGCCGGGGAAACGGTAGTTCGTGAAGTAGATTTCCGGGGTGCTTGGAGCACCCGATCCACCGCCGAAACTGCCTGAAAAAATGCTCATGTCTGCCTCAGGCTGTAGCGAAGTTGACGACGATGGTGGCAGCGGCCCCCGACGCCTTGGCGGTCAGGTCAGCCGCGTCGGTGGTTGCGCTCGGCAGGTCCACGGCCTCGAAGGTGACGGCGTCAATCGCGTCCACCTTGCCGGTGACCTTGCCCGGCGTGTTGCCGAAATCGACCCCGACGAAGCCGTTGGGATTGATCAGCACGACCTGATCGGCGGCGCTGGCATTGCCGGTGACACCCGGCGAAAAGGTGATGCGCGCCCGCACCCAGTTGGCCGACATGTTGAAGCAGGTCGCCGCGTCGTATCCGTCCGGCGGATTGACCACCTGCGCGGTGCCATCGTCGGGAATGACCACAACGATAGCCCCCACTGCCTTCTGGTTGTCTGGCTGGGTGACGCCCGCGATATTGTTGCTGCCTGCGTTGCTGCCGGTTGCCATGGTCTTGCTCCTGTCAGGTGTTGATCCGCGTCACGCCGTCGGCGAGGAACGGGAACTTGGTGGCCTTCGCCGCGCCCCATGCGGCGTTGGTGCCGACCCGTGCGCCTGTGCTCATCTTGGGTGCTCTCGCTATAGTGGAGGAAATGGGCCGGAGCGGACTTCCACACCCCGGCCCAAGTCAGTCGATCAGGCCGGGATCGAGGCGATGTCGAACGAGACGACGATGCCAGAGCCATCCTTGACGACGATGTCACCGGTGTTCGCCGGGACGAGGTAGCCAGCATGGTCGCGGGTCTCACCGACCGACGACGAGCCGCCCGGATCGATGTCATAGACGCCGCCGCCGCGCACATGGGTCGCGTCCGAAGCGGTGGTGGTTTCCTGCACACCGGCGTTGTCGACATGGCCGCCCACGGGCTTGAGGTCCACGTCGATGCGGGTGATCACGTCGGTGACCAGCGCCAGACGCGAGGTACCGTCCGACAGGCGGACCTGCGCACCGGCTGCGATGGCGTCGGCCAGCAGGTTGGCTGCGGTGATGGTCAGGTCGGCACCGTCAGCGAAATAGTCGCGTCCGAAGCTGCCGATGTACTGGGTCTTGGGGGCAGCGGCGTTGCTGCCGACAGAATTTCCGGTAGTCATTTGTGTATCTCCGTTGGTGTCGCGGTAAAAATAATTCTCAGTCCTCACGCCCGCGTCGTCGTAAGTGACCTCGATCCAAACTGGCCCAGCCCCGGAAGCTGTATGCGTGAAGCCGGGGAGCGGGATTACCGAAGCCCCCTCAACTCCGGGATCAACCCCGCTACCGCCAGAAATGCAGCAGGCGTTTTTCATCGCCACGTAGGCGGAGCTGAAAACCATGGCCTATTCCTTGATCTCGAATGCATCATCGCCCGGTTCATCGCGAACCTTGGGCGGACGGCCACGGCGGCGAGGCTCGGCAGCTTCCTGCTCGTCCTGCACATCATCGGCAGATTCAAATTCAGTGACGGGTTCAACCACGGGATCGGTGGCAGGAGCCGAAGCCCCCGCCACCTTCCCAAGGACTTCCGACTTGGGAACCAACCTGCCGTTCTTGAGGGCGTAAACCACCCGCTGATCAGCAGCGCGGCTCATTAGACGCATTCCTCACAAGGAACGCAGACCTCGGTATTATCAGCGGTCACGCGCACCAGCGCAGCGCCGTTGACGTTACCCGGAACCATCAGGTGATATTCTTCCAGCCATGGGCTGAACGAACGGCACTTGCGGTTGTATTCGCGTTCAAGGTCATCATAGATGAAGTAAGGCGCAGCCGCGTCGGGCAGAAATTCCTTATTGTCGCTGGTGATGGTGCGGAAAACGCGCTGGCCGTCAAAGGCACCACGCGCCACGATCAGAATCTGGCCCGGTGCAACAACAGGCTGAAGCGTGCCGGTGTGGTCCAGATACTGCGCGAAGCTGACCCAATGACGGATCGAGCCGCCGTTGGTGACACCCTTGAACTGCACGTCATTGTAGTTCGTGAACAGCGCAGGGCCATTCGGACCGATCGACTGATAAAACGCCGGGTTAGCGTCAAACTTGACCGCATCGCGCTCGTCATGGGCTTCGATCATGCGCCATGCAGTTTCGCCATAGACAATATCGAAACCGCCGCCGATGCCACCGCAACGGGCCATTTCGCGGCCAATGCTTTCAATAACACTGAACGGGCGAGCGCACTGTGAACTAAAGTCATCAGCAGTGCCGGTCAGGTCAATGTTGGAAAGGGCAGCGTCGCGGCCATAGTCAACAGTGCCCAGATTGTCGGTGTCAGACGAATGCAGGATGTAGCCGCCTGTTTTCAGCAGGGTAATAGCCTCGCTGATATGGGTGGCGCGCAGGCCATCAATCAGGCCCATCATGCCCCAATTGAGCGCCTCATTAAATCGGTCCAGACCAACCGGCAGCAAAGTGCCATCGGGCAGAATGCGGCGTTCGTCTACATCGCAGCCAGTGATCTTCGTTTCAGCCTTGATGGTCGGGAACGACAGTTCGGTGAGCGTCAGGCTTTCAGCACCGGCTTTAATCAGCGGCGGGGGAAGGCAAGCGCCCGTATAAAGCAACGGATTGGCAGCGCCCTTGCTGTATTTGCGGACCTCCAGCTTTTCCGCAGTCGTGCGGCGGTCGCGGAAAAAGTAATCCAGAAACCAACCGGAATTAACCGCCGGCTGCTGGCACTCAATGAACGACAGGACTTCAACCTGCCGAGTGCAATCATGAACAAGCATCTTATTTTCCCATAAAAAAAGGCCCGCCGAAGCGAGCCTTGAGGGGTGGAATTTGAAAAACGCGGTTTAGAACTTGAGGTATTTCACCACGTTGATGAGATTGGGGGCCATCGCCCACCATGCCGCCTGATCAGTCGGCGAAGCGCCAACCGCAGTGGCAATGTCAGCCCATGCCATCTCGGCCACGAAGGTCTTGACGGTCAGGACTTCCGAGCCAGCAACAACCGGCTCCTTCGGGGTGGTGACAATGCCAATTGCGCCAACGCCATCAGGCGCAGGCTCGACAGTGCCGGGAGCAACGCCCAGCTTGACCGGCATATTGTCAGGGTAGTTCGTGCCAACCACGCCCTTGAACGCGACGGGATAGCCGCACTCATCGTGGTCCCGAATGATCGGATTAGGCAGGCGGTCGGCAGTCGCAGTGGACTGGCCAAAGGTATCGCAGCAGCTCATGGTTAAAGCACCTTCTTGAGAGTGGCCAGCTTGGCGAGGGCCGAAGCCTGCGCGTCGGCCTTGGCCTTGTTTTTGTCTTCGGTGAAATCTACCGGATCGGCCTGCACACCAGCCCCGCCATGCTCATCAAGCTGGGCAAGAACAGTCTTCGGCATGGCATCAGCCAGCGCCTTCAGGTCTTCGGTCGCAACGTTCTGGAACTTGTCCGAAGCCAGCATGGCCTTCACTTCGGCAGTCGCGTCCAGTGCATTGATTTCAGCCTGCCGCGAATGAAAAGCCATCGCGTCAGCCATTGCCTTGTCAGCAGCGGCCTTAACCGCAGCATCAAGGTCTGCCTGCGTAAACGTCGCAGCAGGTTCGGGATTGGTGGAAGTTGCCGCCGATCCCTGAGCAGTAGTATTACTCATGGTTGGTTTCTCCATAATTTGGTCAATAAGACCCAGTTCCAAAGCCTTGGCGGCAGTGAAATAATCGCCATCGAGCGCAGCGACGGCATCAAACGTCATGCCTCGGCGGCTTGCTACGTGATCGAAAAACAAACCCGCCTGCGCCTCTACATCGGCTTGCAGGCGGTCCTTTTCCTTGTCCGAAAGCGGCGCGTAGGGGCTGAATGCACCCTTCCAAAAACCGCTCTTGAATATCTGCCGGATGATCCCGGCGCTTTCGAGTGCCCGCGTCCGATCAAAGAACTCGACATAAACGCCAATGCTGCCGACTTCCGCACCTTCGCTGGCAACAATCTCGCTGGCAACACTGCCCAGCCAATAGGCCGCGCTATCCATCTGCCCGCTGGCATAGGTCGCAACAGGCTTGCCAGCAGCGGCAACCGCATCGAATGCAGCAACCGCTTGCGACAGGCCCGAAACATAACCGCCAGGGCTATCAATATCGAGCAACACGGCGGTTACATCGCCATCCTCGGCAGCGTTTTCGGCATACTTGACCAGCACGTCATAGCCAGTCATGCCCCAATCGCTCAGGTCATAGCCAAGGTTCGGCAGCAACAGGCCGCGCACCTTGATTGTCGCAACACCGCCTTTAACCGAATACCCCGGCTCGCCCAGCGCCTCAACTTCATGCATCGCGGCAAAGTCAACACGATCAAGCGCGGCCTCGAAATTGGCGCAGGCCATGACTTCGCGGCCCGCCTGCGCGAGCAACCCTTCGCGGGTTGGTTTATCCATGGTTATTCCTCTGGCTGTTCAACCACCTGATCGGGCGTCTGAACCGATTGGGTAGCCACCACGTCGGTGATAATTTTAAGCTTGGCCTCGGCGCTCATCTCAATGCCGCGCTGCGATGCCACAGTCTCAATTGCGTCCAGGATCATGTCGGCTTCATTCGCCCGGTCCATCACGACCTTTTCAAGATCGACGCCTTCAGCGTTCGCAATCTCGGTGCGGCTTGTGACACCGCTTGCCAAATTCTTCGCCGTCGCATTGGCAATTTTGACCGGATCAACATGAACCCGTTTCGCGCCCGTGAACTCGCAGCGCGCATAGGCTTCGCGGTTCGTAAAATACGGCTGATCGCCTAGCAGCGGCACAGTCCCGCGCGTCATCGCCTCATCAAGCCAAGCGCGATACATCAGCCGCGCCAGCTTATAGACATATAGCTTGCGCTCGATATTCGCGCCGTGTTCGTAAATGCCCAGCGACATTTGACCGGCGCTGAAATTGATGCCCTGAAAATCGCCGCTGCCCAGTTCGTAGCTAACGCCCATGCCGTTCGCGATCGACTTGGTGTAGCCCTTCGCATAATCGGCGCTCGTCTGGCTCGCCACCGGGGCCTGGAGGATGCTCGCGCTTTCCCCTTTGAACAGGTGCATCAAATGACCGCCGGTCAATTCGACATACCGCTGACCGCTGATCTGCTTTAGTATCCGGTCGCGTTCGGCCTGAATATTATCGGGGATCACAGGCCCGCCGCCCAGCGCAAACTCCGAAGATGTCTGCACCGATGCCGCGCCAGACAGCATATCGGCAATGCTCTCCGGATCTTCGTCCGACGTGATCGCCATGACGTAATTCGCCGCAATGATATTCTTGTCTAGGTCCGCTTCCTTGTAGCGGTCCAATTGCTTAAGCGTCTTTAGAACCGCTGCAATCCGGCTTATCCCGCGCGGATATTCCGGCAGCAACGGCTCATAAATGTGATAGATCTGAAGCCAGTTGAACGCGCTGTAACGCGTGACGCGGTTGTAGGTCTTATTCGAGAAACTCTTGCGCTGGCCCGCCGCCGCCTGCTCAATGTGATACGCCGTCGCTGCGCCGTAATCGTCAAATTCGATCCCGTGAAAAACGCGGGTAGCATCAGCTTGAAGCTTGCTCGGCGTCTTGACCCGGTGCGATGAAAACAGATTGAAACAGGTGTTGTAGCCAATCGGGGATGGTCGCCATTCGCGGCTAGTCCACATTTCCCCGGTCATCAGTTTCGAGCGATAGGCCGCGCGCAAAAATTGCGTTAAATCCATCGACCTGTCGGCGGTGATCCAATTCTCCGGGCTATAAGCCCAGCGATGGAATTCGCCTTCAACCGTGCTCTGCCATGCCATCGCAGTTTCGCGAGTGACGCCCAGATATTCGTAATCGGGCAGCGCCTGCAACGCGACTTTTGACCCGACAACCGTATCAACCTGCTTTTCGATCAGGCCGCGCATCAAGTCATTGTTGCGATACAGGTCGTAAACCCGCGCTTCGATCTTGTCCTTGGCGCGAAGGTCAGCATCCAGCAGATCAAGTTCCGCCCGCCAAAGCATGATCGCCTTGTCGAACTCGTCCACGGCTTGAAAGCCGCTGGACATAGTTGGCATATTCATCGGCGGCACCCGCAGCTTGAAGCGCCGCACAACCGGCAGCGATGATCACCGGGAACCCAGCAAATGCGGGCGCGAGGGCGGCTAATGGCAACAGGCGGAGGGCAACCACCGCAGGCAGAACAAAGCGCGTGGTAACGGTCGCGCTCAGCCCGCAATTCTTCCAGCGATGCAAAGCCGCCGTATTGAAAACTCTCTTCGCCGACCCGGTAGCCAGTCATCCGGCCTTGGGTCAGCGCCGCGACAAGCGCGTTCTCCAGCTTGGCGTAAACCGTGCAGGGATGCTCAAGCGGGTAGCAGTCAACGGGCGGCGGCTCGCAAGGGGGACAACTCGCCATGTTGTGTCCCCTTCAGGCAATAAAAAACCCGCCGGGTTAGGGCGGGCGATTGGCATCATAATAATTGGATCAGTCAGCGAACAAGTAGCGGCCCTGTCGGCCACGGTGCAGCTTGATGTAGGCTTTTGCTGCTAGGGCCATCACCAGGGTGTCGAGACTTTCGTTCCTGAGCTTCTTTTCGTTCGTAAAAACTACACGATCACGCCCGTCATAACGGCGTATTTCCATCTTTTCAGCGGTCAGTTGCTTTGCGTAATCCTTCGGCAAGCGGGCCTGCGCCCAGATGCGGAAATAACCGCGCTCCTGATCGAAATTCCTGATCGCAGTGAATATCTTTTGCTTAAGGACGTTCACGCCAATTGAATAGAATACACTGCCTGATACGCCCTTGTAGGTTCCGGGCTTGTCGGCAATCTCATAGACCGCTGCACCGTTGCCATTCGTTCCTACAAACACGCCAGACTTGCGGTTCGCTTGTATGAACTTGTGCACCATGGTCGTGAAATGACCTTGGGTGTCCATGCACGCATTGATGACCGGCAGTTCCCGGTTGCCACACTGGAACCGCGCCGCCAAAACGTCTCGGCCCATTTCCAGATAAATGCCGGGTGCCGACATATCGCCGCGATAAATTTCGTAACCCAAAACCGTCATGCCGCCGGTCTGATCGTGACCGACATACTGAACCTCTAGCCGGTCGTCCTGAACGTCGATCCCGGCTGTAACCGCAATCACGTCGCTGATATCTTCGACAGGTATCATCCCGTCGATCACTTCAGCCGTCAGCGTCCCGCTGTGCTTAATGTTCCAAGTCTGGCCGAGCGTCGTGTTAGTGAAAGCTTGAAGCTTCCCCATATCGCCCTGCGCGTCATACCACTCTTCGACAATCTGCGCCCACGGGCTGAACGGCGAATAAGCCGACCAGCACTTGAACGCGATATGGCGCGGCGGCGTAACAGGCTCGCCTTCGCGCTCCCACGTTATCGCATCCCGCGTCCGATACCCCCGCTGGCCGAGCCAATATCCGGTCGCGCAAGCCTGCGCCAGATCCCCGTTCTGCCATCCGCCACCGCAGTGCTTGCAAAAGTGCCGCACAGTGGAAGGATCACGACCTTCCCACTTGAACCCAAATGGGCTGTCTTTTCCGCCCCATTCAATCGGGCTGAACTCATGGCAAAGCGGGCACTCGGCTTGATATTCCAGCACGTCAATCGCAGCCGCCGCAGACTTCTCAATCGCGCTGAACTCTGCAACCGTCGGTGTGCTGATCTGAATTTGTTTCTTGAAAACGCTATTCTTAACCCGGCCCCAGCTTAGCGTGGTCGGTGAACCTTCCCGCCCTACGTCCGCTTGCATCCCGTCCAGTTCGTCCAGGATTACCGCGTCCAACGTCAAGCGCCGGAAGCTGTTCGGGCTATGCGCGCCAAGGTAGTAAGCGTTGCACCCCCGGAAAGCCTTATAGCTTAGCGTGTTCTGGCTCGACTTATCAGCATGGTTCAACAGCGCGCCATGCCAAGGCTCGCAATCGCGTATGCTCGTTTCAACTTCCGACTTCACGAATGACAATGCATCCGAAGCCGTCGGCTGATAAAACCCAATGTTGCGCCGCTTGTGCGCGGTCAGGTAAGCGTGAACGCCCACCAGCATTTTCGTGCCGCCAAAACGCGCAGACTTGAAAAAGTCCACACGCTCAATCGCGTCACTGCCGAACGCATTCAGGATCGCCCGCTGCACATCCGTTGTTTTCCAACGGCCCGATGTGTTGCTGCTTTCACCCGGCAAATAGAAATGTTCGTCGCACCAGTCAGCGCAATCAATCGGCGGAGGAACGCGGACCAGCTCGCCAACGCGGTCCGCCAGAACCGCAGCCGACTGCATCACTCCTCCGTCTGGCTGTCCGCAGCCTTGTTACGCGCCGCCGCCAGACAGTCGGCAATCACCGCCAGCACGTCTTGCGGAATATCAGGGCGGGCCATCTTTACTCGGCTGACCATCGCATCAAGTTCATCGCACATCGCCCGCGCTTTTCGGCCCCAAACACGCTCAACGTCCGAAGCGCGGATTAGCAAGCCCTCAGCTTCGTCATTCTGAATGCGTAGCTTCCGGACCTCTTCCGCCAGCTTCTCAGCCTTCAATGCTTCACTATCTTCCAGCGATGCCCCAAGCCCGGTGTTGCGCAGCTTCTGCACAACAAGGTTGACGCACTTAGCCCAAAAGTCTGCAAGTTCGTATTCAATACGGCCATCGCCCTGCCGATTGGCCACCGAACGATCCGCAAGTGTCTTGTCTGCAATCCCAAAAATGCGCCGAATTTCACGGGCGCTGCACCAGACTTCGCCAGCGTTGCCG